ATAGTCGCTTGCTCTTCCGCGCCATTGTTAAAGGCTAAAATTATACGACCACTATTTGACGTACCAGTATATTTTTGGTAAATTTTTTGTTCAATTTCGCGCTGGGTGTCTTCGTCTGGTATGCCGCTATTCATATTCATTAAAAGGCTAGGCGACATGCCGTTTAGTAAGCTGTTTAAATGAAAATTGCTTATTTCGGTTTCCATTTCTATATACTGGCAACCCCCCTGGTAGTCTGGTGGCGAAAAATATACGAAACCTGGCTTATATGGTTTTATACAATATATTTCTAAAGCCTCTGTTGACATTCCAAAAGCTGGTATACGTTTTAATTCGCTTTTATTTTTTACGTCTGCCCAGTCGTTACTATAGTAGTATGCCTCAATGTCGCCGTCTTCGTTACAACGCTCTGGTCTTAATGTCTCAATAGGAAAATGCTCTACTTGTACTATTTGCGTGCGCTCTTCATTGTAAATAACCTGGACGCTTGCCTGTCCGAATAGCTTTAAGTCTATGGCTATTTTGTGCAAACAGTCGTCTGTAAATAGTTTTTTCATTACAGCATAGCCGTTTGGTTTTTTCGAGCTGTCTGTAGCATCTACGCCGCGCCCAGCTATAAGTTGAGCAATACCGTTTATTGCTGCCGAATTTGTAGGCGAGCCGTTAAAAAGGTCATTAAGGTAGCCATAGTAGTTATTGTCAGAGCCATACGAAACCCAGCTTTGGTTTTTGTCTTCTATTATTTCTGGCGACGTATAAGTATTTAGGTTTATAAATTTTAACCCAGGGTTGCTAGTCGGCTTTTTAGTTGTTTTTTTCATAGTATAATATAGTCATTGTCAAAACTGTCGTCTGTCTTATAAACGCCTTTATTTATTGTATACTCTTGGTATAAATTTTGGTCTATTGGTTGCGCTGTACAAAATATTTTGTCTACGACTAAATTTTCTGTACGTTTTTCGTCATTCCAGTTATACCTAGCCTGGCTATATAAGTCTAGGTTTTCATTCCATATGTCAAAGTTGTTAACTAAAGACATATCGTAAAAATGTCCCTCTCGCAAATTAAAAACGCCAGTAACTTTAATAAAGTCGTTAACTTTAATCATTGTAGGGTTGTATTCTACGACCTCGTTTGTTTGATCGTCTCTAAAAAACAGCTTGGCGGAAATTTCATAATACTTAGGTATAAAGTAAAACGTTTGTTCGTCAGTTGTTGGCTTTAAAACTTTCATATATATATAACGTTGTAATTTAGTTTTTTGCCAAAAAAAAGAGCGCGTTTCCGCGCCCTCTAGTTAGCCTTAGCATATACCTATATTAAACCCCTATTATGCTGGCTGTATTTGTGATGCGTCTACGTTTGATGTTACTACAGTTGACGCCGTAAAATACGCTGGCAACGTTTCCTGTGCAGCGAAAGTCAATGCGCTAAAACCGCTAAGGTCGCCATAGGCTTGTCCAGTAGTAATACTACCGCCGCTACTATGGACGCCATTTGTCGCACCCATAAGAAAATAATTTTCGTTATAGTCTTCGACAAAAATATGCGTTCTAGCTTTTAGCATGTCGGTTAATTCGTGTTGCGTAGCCATATCTAATTTTTTAAGCGTTACCGTTAAAGTTTGCTCATAAAAAATGCTACCATTTTCAGCCGACGATGTAATTGCTTGCTCTAAACCGTTGCTACCCTCAACCTCGTATTTAAAAAGGTCTGGCGTTCCAGTTATTGCGGTTAATTCGCCTGTTGTTGGACTTACTGTAAGGTCGCCTAGTGTGCCGTAGCTAGCAACGTAAAACGCTTTTATGCCACCTACAGAGCTAGTACAGGGCAATTTACGTCCGATACTTAATGAATTACAGCTCATATTTATATTATTTTAAAAGTTAAAAAAAAAGGTAGGTAGGCACTATACGGCTTACCCACCTTTAATTTATTGAATTATTTATTTACTATGCTAGTGTATATAGCGTCAAGTCTTGCGAAACGCCGTATTGCACCCCAGCTTGGTATCTGAGTACAATTCTAACATTGTCGCTACCGTCTAGGTCTGCCATGTCTAAAACCTTGGCACTTGTTGCGCCTAAGTCTTCTAGTAAAGCCGTTCCAAAAAATAGGTTTGACTTTTCAGCCGCTACAATATGGTCTGCTGGCATTCCAGGTGCTTTAAATACTTTGATGCCCTCAAAAGTTAAACCGCCGTTGTCGTACCAAAGTGAGCCTCTGTTGTCTACTCCGTTTGCACCGCCGCCGTTTCCAGCAACCGCACCGAAACCACCTAGAGCGCGCACATATTTTTGAAATGCGCCAGTAGGTAGGTATAAATGTAAGTCTTCTTTGCCGTATACTGCCGCTGGTATTGCGTCTACTACTTTGCCTAGCTCGTCAATGATATTGTCAGCTGTAAACTCTGTAGCTGTTACGCCTGGTACGTCGTTAACGTCAGCGTCAGCTAGAGCTGCTACAGTAATTCCTGTAAACTCGCCGTCGTTTGCACCTAGACCACCCCAAATAGACTGTTCTACGTTTTCAGCTACTTTTGCTGCAACGTGTGCCATAATATAGTCAGCAAACGATGTAGGTAGGTTTTTGTATGCGCTATTGCCCATTTCTAAAGCCAAATAGTCGCTCAAAAAGTCCTTTTTACAAAGTTGCAAATTGACGTTAAAAGGCTCTACTTCTAGAATACGCTCGCTCAATGTAACCTGGTCGGCTGTTACTGTAAAGTCGCAAGTCGCGTCTGTTACGATGCCTGTAGTATCTAATTTTTTTACTACTTCTTTATACTTTACATTTGGTTTTACGGTAATACCGCCTTTTTCGATAGTGTCGCCAGAAAGCAACCTCGCGGAAATTATTTGTCCTAGGTATTGTCCCTCATAGCTTGTAGTAATGCTGTCTACAGAGCCATTACCAGTAATTGTACGTAAGTGTGTTTTTCTCATTTTAATTTATTTAAAAGTACGTTTGTTATTTATTAAAAATTTTGTTGAATACTCGGTTTTGAGTAGTGTTTGCGTTTGCGCCTTGGCTATATAAATTAGCCTGGGTTGCTGTTTTAGCCTCTGGGTTATGTTTCATTGGCTTACGAGCTGGTTTTTGACTAGACATTTTTTCTTTTTCTTTTTCGTCTTTGTCCTCCATACTTTCGTATTTCTTTTTAAGCTCTTCAATTTCAGCTTTTACCTCTTCTAGTACAGGTGCAACGACCTCTACGACAGCCTCTACAATAGCGGCTACCTCTTCGGCTGCTACCTCTGGCACGTCTTCTATGACTACCTCTTCTAGCTCTTCTTTTTTGTCTTCTTTGTCGTCTTCGTCTTCGTCTTCTAAGTCTTCTACGCCTAGTTTAACCTCGGCAATAGTACCCTCTTCGGCGACTACAATAGTTTGACCGTCAGCGGTAATATACTCGCCTACTGGCAAAGGTATACGCTCGCTATCAGAAACGATAAAAACCGCTTGTCCAGCCTCTAGGACGTCTGCCTCGATAACTGTTTCGCCGTCTTCTAACGTCATTTGCGCTAGACCTACTCTAGCACGTAGCAAAGTTTTAATTTGCTTTAACATTTCTGTTGCTTTCATATTTATTATTTATTTATTTACTGTTTAATTCCAAAAATTACCCATACCAGTATAGTCGGTAACCTCTCTATATTTTTCCCTAGCGTCTGTTTCTAGCTGGTCGGCGTTGTCTACTCGTTGTTTTAGGTCTTCGTAGTCTGGGTATACGTCGCTAGGATCAATTCCCAGCTCTTCGCTTTTTACCTCTAGGTCGTTTAATGCGTTACGCATAATTTCGGCAACCTCTTCTAAGTCTCTAACGTTACCGTTTACTACAAAGTCGTCTAGGTTGTATTTCATTCTAAACTCTTCGTAGGCATCTATAGTTTCGTCGCCTAGCTCATAAGCTAAATAGCTTGCGTCGCTTTCGGCATAGTCAAAACGGTCTAAGTTGTCTTCAATGTCGCTAAGAGCGGACAGTTTTACTGCCTGTTTAGCTGGTTTTAGTTTGTCTACAATAGACAGTACAGTTTTGTTTGTATTCATAATTTATACGCTTTTACTTTCGTCTCTAAATTGTTGTTGTTGCATAATAAAACGTTGGTCTAAGTCTGCTAGATATTCAATTTCCTGTAAATGCTCGTCGTAGTCTGGGTATACGTCTACTACGTCTAGCCCTAGCTCTTCGGCTTTTTCTTTAATTTGTAGTAATTTGTCTCTGTCTGCGCTTACGTCGTCTGGCGTTAAAAACGCCTCGCTGTTTTGAAAATAAAC